ATCGTGCATATGGCAAATATCAAGTCATGGGCGCAAACATACCTTCTTGGACCAAAGAGGCCCTTGGAAAACCTATGACACCAGAAGAGTTCCTGTCGGATACATCTGCTCAGGACAAGGTTTTTTCACATCACTTTGGTAAGGCTCTAAACCAATATGGAACGCCAGAAGATGCTGCATCTGTATGGTTCTCTGGTAAACCAAGGGGCCTTGCAGGTAATGCAAAAGATCAGCTTGGAACAACCGTCCCTTCTTACATAAGTAAATTTAATGCAGGCCTTGGCGCTGGATCACAAGATGATACGCAGGCTCCACAAAGAACCGCTGGTCTTGTTCCACCAGATAATATGGCCGACGTTCCTGTTGCTAATGCAATGCCAGCCTCTACAGCGCCGGATACAACAGGTGGTAAGTTTGCTGTTCCTAAACCAGAGGATCAAGCTGCCCCTGATCAAGAAGGTGGACTTGCGCCAAGACCACAACCATATCTTCCTAATCAGGCAGCAAATCCGCCGGGTGCTTTTGATTATCTTGCCAACAAGTTAGGTATTCCAAAAGAACTACAAGATTCTACGTTCTGGGGTACGATTGCAACGGGTTTAGGCACTATGGCAAGTTCTCGTAGTCCATTCCTTGGCGCTGCTGCTCTTGAAGGTCTTGCAGGCGCTGCTGCCGCATATCCGCAATTGCAACGTAGCAAGGCAGAAACTGAAGCCACACGCGCCGCAGCCGTTTCCACTATTTCTAACATTCCGAAGAACCTTGTGGTCCGCGTTAACGGTGTTGATAGCGTTGTCGGTATTGATACCAAGACAGGCCTTATGGGTCTTTACAACATTCAGGATGCTAACAAGTTATCTGCAGAGGGCGCTATATCCGTTGATCCTCGGGTTACGGCAGAATATCTTAAGGCTCATCCAGAAGTTGCAAAACAGCAAGAACAGCGTGTTGAAGGAGCACCAGTTAATACGCCTCCAATCATGTTGACTGCAGATGAACGAAATGCCGCTTTGGATGCTACCAAAGATGTAAGCGGATTGGATGAAAACCAAAGAAACAAAATTATGCAACGGGATATCTTTGGAAACCAAGCTGCGGAGACAAACAATGTTCGGGCGGCACAACCAAATATTCGTTCGTTAGGTTATGCTCTTTCTGGTCTTGATCCTAATAGTGCGATCGGCGCTGGTTGGTACGGTCCTCGTGCATCGGAAATTGGTCAACAAATAAATTATCTTGCTCATGCGGCTGGATATAAAGGCGATCTGGTATCTGACCAAGATTTAACAATTGCTCAAGAAGCAAACAAGGTTACTGCTCTACTTCAGGGTCAAGCGGCTCAGGCGTTAGATCAAACATCCTACGCAGCCCTACAATCCATGATGGCTCGATTCCCAACGTTGGCTAATACGCCTAACGGAAGAAAAGAGTTGATGGCCGATATTATGGCGCTGCAACAACGTGAATTGGATAAACAAGACTATTTCCGTCAATGGCAAGATTCTGCAAAGGGTCAGGCAGGTGCTTACGGCGGTGGGAACCAAGTTCGTTATACAGGCGAACAAGCACTTGAGAACTTTAATAAACACTATAACGCCGCTTATTACGATGCTGAGAAAAACATTCTCAAACGCATGTTTGATGAAAAAACAAATCGTAAAGACGCTAATGGCCGTTATAGAAATTATTACAACGTTCTATCTAGCGGAGACGCTGCTGATTTAAGTCGCGATGATAAGGCTGCTCTTATTCAAAAATATGGAGCACCAGTGCTTCGTTACTTTAACGTAAACTAATAAGGACTTGCTATGTCTGACCCAGCAGCATTAAGTGACGCCCCTGTTGAACAACAACAAGACCCAGTTACTATGGGCAGGGGTCAGTATTATTCTGGTGTATTAAAAAACCTTGGTCCTAGTTTTGTTGAAAATTTAGCTGGCACGGCTCACGCATTGGCCCCTTGGAACTGGGGTGAAACTGCTTCTAATATAGGTGAAGTAGCAAAAGGCGCATATTCAAAAGCAAAAGATATTATTGCGCCCGAAACAACATCTTCGTTTAACGAGGGTATGGAAAAAGCCAATCAACGGATAAAAGACCAAGCCGTTTTAAATGCAGTTGTTAAGCCTTTCTCATCTTGGGAAAACGTTCAACGCACTATGTATAACGATCCGTTTTCGGTTTTAAGTGTAGCGGCAATTCCGTTTACCGAAGGCGGTTCCATGTTGGGCAACGCAAGTAAAATAGGAAAAGTGGCAAGATTAGCAGGGACCGTTATGGATCCTACTAAAACCGTTGTTCAAGGTGTTTCAGGAATTTCCAATCTTGGTAGAAAGGCAGCACAAACAGCAGCATCCGCTGCAACGGGTGAACCCTATTCCGCATTTGAAACAGCTTATCAAGCTGGCAAAACAGCAGGGCAACCGGGAAGAGATGCTCGTACCGTTTTTAATGCCTACGCCACGGGTAAAACTCAAATTCCAGTTACGGATTGGGCTGGGCATGAATTAGAACCATATGCTGTTGCTGGGGAACAAATTAGGCCACTCATTGCTAATGGAACTGTACAACGTATGATTGAGGGTGGTGGCGGTTTAACCAATCTTGGTATCGCTGGATATCATCTTATGAATGGTAATCCCGGAAGAGCCGCTTTTCATTTAGCTGGTATTCCTGCTCAAATGGCTCTTCAGTCTCCTCGTTTTATGGGTAACGCTGCATATTATGCCGGACGAGCCGTTGGATCTCCTGTAGCATCAGCGGTATCAACCGCTACAAAGGTGGCTTCTCCTTTTGAACAAGCTATGAATACTGCCTACACCGACGTACGTAAAAATGAGGCTGCACAACAACCTGCTGATCAACCTCAACGGGCCGTTCAACCTCTTGCGGACGCGCCATCAGAAGAACAACAAAAGCCCAAAGCCACCCTTCCTGATTATTTTAAAGCGCAGGATTTGGCTATTGCTCACGGTACCAAGATTGATGAAGAACTTGCTGGTATGGGTGTAGAACCGCTTCCTCGCGCATCGGGCGGCCGGACAAATGATTCCGCAATATCTAAAGCCAATGACTTGATCAGTATGGTCGATAAGATTAAAAAACAACAGAATAAGGCAACCGAGCCTTTACTTAACTTGGACGACAATACCGTTGCCAAGGCACTTGCAATCGCAAATAGGGGTATCTGATGGAAAACTTAGAACTTGAACTTAAATTGACTGTAAACCACGTTAATACACTTTTAAAACATCTTGGCGCTGGCGTGTATGCTGAAGTAGCAGATATTATTAATCTATTACATGGTCAGGCAAAACCACAGATAGAAGCAGCGGCAACCGCCCCTGCCTCCGAATCTGCGCCTTCAGAACAACCTATTGCCCTACAATAAAATTGTCGTAGGACAATCTGCGAATGACGTAGCCGGACTTCTTTGCTGAATATCTGGCTATGTCAAACGAATCCCATTCTCCGGTTATCCACATAACCATCATGGCAAAAATCATACTGTCGCCATAGTAGGCCACGATGTCATTGTTGGGATCAAAATCTGCCATGCGTTCGGCTATACGTCCCTCAAAATCAGGAATGTAATTGTCGGTAGCAAGGTTATCAAACATTGGCCGATCGCAGACATAAACAGTTTCGTTTGCCAATTGAGCCAGTTCGTCAGGATTCAATTTGAAAGACGGGTTGCAGACAAATACTCGCTCGTATTTCCTCATAATCTTCTTCTTCCTCTGGTTCTAATTCTATCCAAAAATCCCATAGGGGATGGTCCCGTCTCATAAGGCGAAGTTCCCGTGTCAATAAATCAAAATCAATATCTCGATCAACGACACGGGATCGTGCGTGTGGGTCAATTCTTGATCTGCCCAGTAGTTGGTACATCGCCTTTGTCACCAGTTGGTTTTGGGACCTCAGTATAGTCTTTTCTTCTTACACACATCAATCACCTATTTTATCAAGAACGGCATTTGCGATGTCTTTGCTGTCAGCATTATATTGTGACTTTGTTATACGCCTAAGAGCATCACGCATTTGTTCATTTTCAATACGCAACCTAACCATATCAGAAACGGTAACATCATCTGCATGGCGATCGGAAGGGGCGTATGGCCCCAACCAACGTAGATTAGACAATTCTCGTTTACTTTGAAAGCCTGTCATCTTGTTTCTTGTCCCATGAAAAGGTTGGTAAAGTTATTTTCATTCGGGTATCTTCGCCCCCTTGGGCCTGCTTAATCTTTTGAATACGAGAGGCATGTTTGGCCAGTTCAATCTTCAGTTTATGTTCTTTGGTTTTACTGTCCGTCATTTTTCATAGCCTCCTCAAGATCCATGGTAACGGTGGGCATATTGACCAGACATGATTCGGTTCCCAACTGGCCGTACCCTACAATATCATCCCAGTGGTCACGATAGTTATAATCCCCGTGAAGCACTCGAGATATCTTAACCGCTATCATTTCAAGGGCTTCTTTCTGCCCATCGTTCAGTACGTCCCAATTTTTGCCAGACTTTAAATAGTCTTTAAGCCCTTGGCTAAATCCAGCCTGCTCTCGGTAAACCCCGTGGGTGCGTTGGCGTTTGGTAATAATCATTTCAATCTTCTCCATAGTATTTGATGTAGGCGTGTTCAATTCCGTGCTCTCTGGATAATTCTCCGATGTATCGACGAAGCTGAACCACTTCTTCTTTAAGTCTTTCATTTTCAATCCTGTACTTTTCAAACTCCTTCATGGCCCACTTAAACCGCATGTCAGCCGCCAGTAGTTCATCGTGAAGTTCCGTATCTTTCATTTGCCCCTCAATATATCAATTGCTGCCTTAAAACGCTCAAGGGTGCTCATTGGAGGACGGGTTTCAATTGCATTAATAATGCGTTTGCATTCTGCCTCTAAAATCTTGGTTCCATAAAAATCCAACCGTAAATTTACGGCATCAGAGAACGCTTGTGATTTAATAAAGTGGTTAAACTCAGAACTGATATACCTGTACAAGTCCCGTTCACGAGAAGCCATCATGCCACCCATGGATGACAACAAATCCCTTTCCAATACCTTTAATGGATCTTCTGGCTTTACAATTGATTTAAGTATTTTGGGAGGACGTCCGCGGCGTGGACTTGCGAGAGCCATTTTTTCAATTTTCTCTTTTGCCTTTTTTTGTGCATGTAACAATTTCATGCTTTTGCTAATTTTCATTTTTGTTTCTTCCGATAGATTACGCATTTTATTTCTCCACTATTGCTGTTTGAATACGTTCTTCTAATTTATCTGCTAGTGCTGGTACTACTTTTTTCCAAAGGATAATTGGCGACATAGATTGATTAGAGTGCTTAAACTCATCTTCAAATATATCAATACCTACGCTACAAATTCTCCAATTGAAAGGATCATAAATCTCAATGGTTATCTGACCCCGAACCACTATTTCCACATAGTCTATGACAACTATATCGTTGACTTCTACGTCAACAGTTTTCATTTAAACATCTCCTTATGCAATATATGATCTGGTGGCAAACCGTTAATTAAATTTGTCTTTACACCATAAGCGGCATGTTCTGCCTTCCCTCCTCTAATCTTATAAACCCGTGCCTCAATATGGTATCCTTTGTTTGACCAATATTGATATATGTTACGGGCCATTTCATAAGCCGCCGCTTCTTTAAGATGATCTATTTGGTGTGTTGCCATGATATATTCTCCCTATGCTAACATTTCTAAACGATACATTTCACCATCTATGTCTTCCATAACCTCATCAAAGTTCATTATGGGCATTACAACACGGTGCAGAATTTTACCATTAACATCCTTTAAATGCCGTTCAAGGGCTGCAATCTGCATCGTGTCCCACATCAAGTAGTTCTTACGCCGCATGGTGCGGTCAGGCATTTGGTATTCTACTAAGATTGTCCAAATTGTACGCATCATTTTGTTTCCTCTTTCATTTGTTCTCTAATTTGTAATTCAAGGCGGTCAGCCAATACCTCAATCCAAGGACGAGGATCGTAGGCTTCTTTATCTGTGGCATCCCAATATTTCTTGCGCCAAAACACACGGGTTGATTCCAATGAACTGTCTGGCATCTGCTTTAAATAAAGATTGAATGCAAAGTCCAACATCGCCCCCTCCTCACGCCGCTACTGCTAGTTTGGCTTTGACGTTGACCACTGTGGTCATTTCAGCATCGTCCTTGGTGCAAGCCTTATAGGACTTTAAAAGCTTCTCAAGAGCCTCAACGTCCTTAAGCGTTACACCGTGCGTATTGAACAAGAGTTCTTCGTCAATGACCTTCTTGGCGCGGAGGTGGATGGAAAGGTCGTACATTTCGCCTTCAAGATGGTCTACGCCAGTAGCGACAACTGCGCCTTTAAGAACCTTGAGGTTATCTTCGCCTGCCTTGATCTCAAGGGACTGAATGGCGTACTGGTCTGCAAGGGTGAGGTTCGTATTCATGATCTAATCTCCATCTAGGCAGCAACACCGCGTCGCTGACAACATCTATAAACCACATCTGAATTAATGTTGCAACCCCCTTTCTAAAATTATTTTCAATTTATTTTTCCTGAGCAAAGGCCTTCTTTTGACGGTTCCGCCATAGGGCGTACTCAACCTCATGGTGTAGGACACGACTAAATTCCCTTTGTAATAAACGTTCGTCTTTACCACTTTGAATAATCTCCAAAACTATAAAATTTAAAATTAAACCCATAAGTCCCAAAGCCCAGAAGGCCGCGATTGTTTCCGCAATTCCCATATTTTTTTAACCTCTTTTTCTATATGTGGCCGCAATAAAACTGGCACTTTGTTTAAGGCTACACGCCGCTCATCCTTGGTTGGCAAATCCAAAACTTTACAGGCATCCTCATATATATACCGAGAACACGCCGATTGAATCGGACCAGACTGGTCAGATAACTCAATCTCCCCATCCATAACTCTATCAATTAGTTTACTCGGCTTTGTAACAGTCTCCCAAATAGTCCTCGAAAGCATCGATAGCTGCATCGGCTCCAAGGGCAATACAGACCCACGCACCTGCTTTTTGCGCGGCATGCAAATACTCCAATTGATTTGGTTGCCACTTTGACTGGGTGTGGTCTTGACGTTTGATTTCACACACAAAAGTTGGATCACCGGGGACAATAATGTCCGAAGCACCCGCCGTTAGACCTTCTGCCTTCTCAGCGTTTGCCTTGCGAAATTCCCTTTTACCTTCGTTCTTAGGATGCAAAGCAATCTTGCCCCATGTTTCGGGATACCGCATCCTGATTCGTTTAAAAAACGCCTTCTGCTCAAAGTACTCCCGCGGACACTCGCCTCGATAATCAACGACACCATATACGGCAATATTATCAGGAAACTTCATTAACGCCCCACAAACATAGTTGGTAACCTGTTTCGACGGTCAAACCTGTACCAGCAGCAATTGTCTTTACCTGCACCTTCGCTATCCGGTATCCACTTGACCCGCCCGATCGACACGATCATTTCACACATTAACATATACGGTGCCGATTGCCTTGTATGCATCCAGTCCGCGTCAAACAACAACCATGTCGGTCGCAAAGCCGCGCACCTTTCGATGATCTGATGCAATACCACACGTTCCCAAGGCGGATTCGTAATGATAAACCGACACCCTTGCACGTCTTCTTCCGTAAGAAATGACGCATCTTTACGCCCTATCCAATCTGCCTGCGGTTCTGCATCATATGCCTCAACACACAAATGCCCAGCCTCCTCTAAATGAGCCGATAAGACCCCTGCCCCGGCACACGGCTCACAAAACCACGCACATTCTGGCAAATGTTTAAGAAGCGGTAATACGGCCTCTTTGGGGGTTGGGTAATAGTCCATCGGGTTGCGTTCAAAGTCCGATCGCTTGCCCATTATTTAAACGTCCAATAACTGGTTGGTTTTCCACGATATGATTCCAAGTCAACACCGGGCAACAAATCTTTAACAACCTTAGAATAGCTAATTGCGCCTTCACGTTCCACTTTTGTAAGACTATGGCCGTCAATATAACAAGGCTCACCACCAGCGGCCGCAACCATCTTTTCAAGCAACTCAGCCTTACGATCTTCCGATGCTTTCATATCTTGAATTAAATCCCAATACTCCGCAGCCAATTGGCGAAGTTCAGGTTTATCGTTTTCTTTTTTACGCGGCTGCAAGTGTTTCTCAGCCAGCATAGGGTGCGTAATTTCTACCAAGTATCTTTGATAGAACGCCAGTAGTGCAGGCATGTTCGCGTTAATCCATGGCTCATCATATGAGATTATCTCATTCCGTGAATCGGTGGGCGTCCATTGATAAAAGTGACACCATGGCTTGCCCGTAATAAATAACTGTATCTGGATCTGGGCATAATAATGCATCTGCATGGCAAGCGGCTTGAACTGCACTGGGGCTTTTTCATTACGCAAACTATATGGGCATTTGACCTCAATAAGACCTTCTTGGCCCACTAAACCGTCCGGTGATGCACCTAACCAATGCTCATGCGTATAAAACCCCGCTGGCATAACCCTAATACCAGTTTCCAATTCGTATTGCCCAATCGCGTTTGGCTCATTAGCCGTTCCCCAGTCTGTAGCTACATTGCCAATAAATTCAGACGGCGCATCAAATTTTTCTCGTACCATACGACGAAGGACGTCATCAGGTTTCATAAATGGAGACAAGCCAAGAATAGCCCCTACGGCTGATCCTGTTATGCGTCCGCGTCTTGCGGCAAACCACTCTTCACTTCTCTGTTCCACTTGCTTTCTCCGTCCGGGGCCGAAGCCGTTTTAATCTTTTAATGGCATTTTCTGGATAGGTACGACTGATGTGCATAATAGAAATAATCTCTTCTATTTTACGCCGCCGATCGCGTTGTTCGCTTAAATCGCTGGTAACAACTTCATTTTCAAAATCTTCTAATTTCATAACCGTTTTACGGCAGGCTTTAATGACCGATCCATAATCAGGTTCTTCAATGTAAGAGGATTCAATTAAATCTTCACCGCGTTTTTCTGCTTTGGTTTTTGGTTCATAAAGTTCCCGAACCCGCGGCAATAAACCAAATTCTTTCATGTAATCAAAAACAATATCGTTCAACGTTATAGATGCCTCAGTAAACAC